GGTTCTTTACGTTGAGATTGATTCTTTCATCTACTACGATTCTTCTAAAATATCAAGCGTTAACCAGTTACAGACAAACATCATTAATTCTTTAGAAACATATTCTAAATCTGGAGATGTCAATCGCTTTGGTGGCAGATTTAAGTACAGTAAGGTTCTGAATGTAATTGATAATATTGATAGTGCAATTACATCCAACATTACTAGAGTTACTATTAGAAGAAATTTAAATGCACTGACAAATCAGTTTGCTCAATATGAGTTATGTTTTGGTAACAAGTTCAATGTTAAACCAGAAGGTTTGAATATCAAGAGTACTGGATTCAAAATTGAAGGAGAAACCGATACTGTTTACATAACTGACACTCCTAATGCAGATAAACTGACAGGTGTCCTTTCTATTGTTAAGAAAGAAGTTTTAGATGGACAAGCAGGTAGAAACGTTGTTGTCGTCAAATCTGCAGGTACAGTTGATTATGTTAAGGGCGAAGTTAATTTAACAACTATTAATATTACTTCTACCGATAAACCAAACAATGTTGTTGAGGTTCAGGCATATCCTGAGTCGAATGATGTTATCGGACTTCAAGATCTTTATCTTGATTTTAACATTTCTAGTAGCACAATAAATATGGTTAAAGATACCATTTCATCGGGTGAGCAGATTTCTGGTGTTGGTTATAAAGTGACATCTAGCTACTCAAACGGGGAATTAACACGAGGCTGATATGATAACGACGGGCATTGAGAAGAGAGTACAAGTTCAGCAGATTATTGATAGTCAACTTCCTGAATTTGTAGTAAGCGAAAATCCTAATGCGCTAGAATTTTTCAAGCAATACTATATTTCGCAAGAATATCGTGGCGGTCCAGTTGACCTTAGCGATAACTTAGATCAATATCTGAAGTTAGATAATTTAACTCCTGAAGTCATTCGTGGCTCTACGTCACTTTCTGCAGGCATAACAACTGCAAGTGGAACAATTTCTGTAGATTCTACGAAAGGATTTCCTAATGAGTACGGTCTTATCAAGATTGATGATGAGATTATTACTTACACTGGAGTAACTACCAATACTTTCACTGGTTGTGTACGTGGATTTAGTGGTATTACAACATATCATGCACCAAATGATCCTGGTGAACTTGTATTTTCCACTTCTTCTGCAGGAATTCATACCTCTGGTTCAAATGTTCAGAACCTCAGTGCATTATTCCTGAATGAATTTTACAAAAAAATCAAAACATCCTTAACTCCTGGTTTAGAGGATACTGATTTTGTATCTAATCTTGATGTTAGTAACTTCATCAAGGAATCGAAGTCTTTATACCAATCTAAAGGAACTGAAGAATCCTTTAGAATATTATTCAACGTCTTGTATGGTGTAGATCCTAAGATTGTTGATCTGGAAGAATTACTTGTAAAACCCTCATCTGCAGAGTATGTAAGAAGGGAAGTTATACTTGCAGAGAGAATTAGTGGTGATCCCAATAAACTGATTGGACAAACAATCACAAAGTCTACAGACGCTGACACTCAGGCATCTGTATCTGAAGTTGAAATTGTAACTAGAGACAATAGATCATATTATAAAATGAGTCTCTTTGTTGGATATGATGATCTGGAGACAATTCAAGGAACATTTACTATTCCCGGAAAAACAAAAGTAATTGGTAATGTTTCTGCGGGATCATCTGTCATAACTGTTGATTCTACTGTCGGATTTACCACTACCGGAACAGTTATATCTGGAATCAATACCGTAACTTATGATGGCAAAACTATAAATCAGTTCTTAAATTGCTCTGGTGTTACAAATACCATCAATACTGCTGATGATATTAGATCCGATGAAGTAATTTTTGGGTATGAAAATGGAGATACGTCTAAAAAGGTAGAGTTAAGAATTACTGGAGTCATTTCCAAGTTTGTTCCAATAACAACGATCAACTTAACTTCCGAAGGTGAGCAGATTATTGTTAAAAACTTAGGTGAAGAGATTCAAAATCCTTCTACTAACAGAACCAAAAAACAAATTCTCAGTAATTCATGGGTCTACAATACTTCATGTAGATTCCAAATTGATAGTATTAGTGGTTCTACGTTTGTTCTTAAATCGGATTTCGATAAGTCAAATTTAAAAGAGGGTGATACTGTTGAAATCTTAAGAAGAAATACACAGATAGTAGACGTTTCTGATGCTGTTGTAACTACTATCAGTGCTACTGCAACAACCAAACAACTTACATTGAATAATATTGGAGGATTTACTCCAACTTTTGGTATTGAATATGATTTGCGTAGAAAGTTAGAAAAAGTTTCTAGTACATTTTCACCAATTCAATATGGAAATAATGTCTTAAATGCAAACGTTCAAAACGTTTACAATGAATTAGATAAAAATATCTACGTTGCATCTTCATCTCTGCCATCATATAACATTGATACCACCGTATCGAAGAGTATTCTTGCTGATGCTAGTGGAAGTGCAATTCAAGGATTTAATAGTTTAACAACAAAATATTCTGTAATATCCTTCACTACAGATGTTCCTTTTATAACAGGAGATGCAGTCTTCTACAGACCACAGTCAACTCCTATCACTGGACTATCTGAAGGATTGTACTATGTTGAAGTTTTAACGAATAAAAACCAAATACGACTTTACAACTCACCTTCCTTTATTCCTAGTGCAGGATTTGTTGAATTTGAACCTCTTCCTAGTGGATCTGGTTCCCATACCTTTGTTTTGTTGAGACATAGGAATGAAGAGATTGGTGTTCAAAAGACTCTTAAGAAATTCCCAATTGAACCAAATATCAAGTCTGGAAAGGCAGTAGAAACTGCTACGGGAACCATTGGCATGTTGGTCAATGGAGTTGAGATTAGTAACTATAAGTCTGATGATAGAGTATACTATGGACCTCTGTCTGAGTTTAAAATTTTAAATCAAGGTACAAACTTTGATGTAATTGATTTACCACAGATTACAATGTCGTCTCCCGGTACGGGAACAACAGCTCTTGTTCAACCTGTTATCAGTGGTAATGTAAAAGAAATTTTAGTTGATCAACAAAATTTTGATATTGAGAAAGTAATATCAATTACAATTGATGGTGGAAATGGATCTGGTGCTATTTTACAACCAGTTATCAATAAGAGATTCAGAGAGTTAGAATTCAACGGAAGAACTACTATTATACTTGGAGGATCCGCACCTCAAGATGGTGGTATTGACACAGTAAATGATCAACTTATTTTCAAGCAACCACATAATTTACATAATGGTCAAGCGTTAGTTTACAATAACAATAACAATGCATCCATAGGTGTTGGATCTTTTGCTGGTCCAAATACTGATCAAAATAAAACACTATCTAATGGTTCAATCTACTACCCAGAAGTAGTTGGAATTAACTCCATTAGACTTTATGAAACACTGAATGATTATAACGCAGGAATTAATACTGTTGGATTTACCACAACGAATACTCAAGGAACTCATAAATTTAGATTATACGAAGGTAAAAATCATCTTCAATCTGTAAGAGTCATTAATCCTGGTAGCAACTACACGAATAGAAAGTTAATTGTTAAGACTACTGGAATATCTACAGTCACATCATCTGTTAAGTTCAATGGTCATGGATTTGAACATGGTGAAGTTATTAATTACAGAACTTCCTCTGGTGTAGGAACAATAACAGGATTGAATGAAACTGATCAGTATAAAGTTATTAAGTTAGACAATAACTCATTTAGATTAGCAAATGCTGGAGTTGGTGGAACTAACACTTACGATTTCGATCGTGGAGATTATGTAAAGTTTGAAACCGTTGGTAGTGGTAATCAAGAGTTCTCATATCCTCCCGTACAGTTAACTGTAACTGCCGTATATTCGCCCACAACGTTGAGTAGAAGTGGTGACCTTGTTGTCACCCCAATCGTTAGAGGATCTCTTGTAGATGCGTATTTGTATGAAACTGGAACTAACTATGGATCTGAGATCGTAAACTTTGAGAAGAAACCAACCATTACCATTAAGAATGGAAAACGAGCAGAATTAAAGGCAATCGTATCAGGCGGTAAAATCTTATCTGTTGATGTCCGTGATTCTGGAACAGAATATTTCTCTCCACCCGATTTGGAAGTTGTTGGTTTAGGAACCGGTGTAGGAGCACGTTTACGTCCCATCGTATCAAATGGTCAGATTACTGAAGTTAAAGTAGTTAATGCAGGAATTGGATATAGTGAGTCACCATCAATTAAAATTACACCTGCAGGTAGAGGAACTATTTTAGAACCTTCGGTTAGATCACTTAGAGTTAATAACTTTGAAAGATTTGGTGACGAGTTCCTCCTCACAGAATCTATTGGAAACTTAAAGTATTCCGTTGTTGGATATTCAACTGCTGTTGGATTCAGTCAATTTAATGATACTGGAACAACTCACTCACCAATTATTGGATGGGCATATGATGGAAACCCCATTTATGGTCCATATGCATTCAGCGATCCTTCTGACAGTAACTCCAGTGTTAGAATGGTTGTAACTGGATATGAAGCACAAACCTCACAGGTTGCTAATAGACCTTCATCATTCTCCTCAGGTTTCTTTGTTGAAGACTATCAGTATACGGGAAGAGGAGATCTTGATCAGCACAATGGTAGATTCTGTAAGACACCCGAATATCCAGATGGTGTCTATGCTTACTTTGTTGGCGTTAATACTGGATCACAAGGAAATCTCGAACCTGAGTTCCCATATTTTGTAGGTAATACTTATAGATCTACACCCGAACCAGACAACTTCCTAATCACTCAGGATAACTTTGACTTTAATAGTTCCAATGTAATTAGAAATACTTTACCATATAAAGTTTCTGATGCAACTGCTGATAATGACTTTATCATTGAATCCAATGAACTTACAAAGCAAGTATCAGTCGTAGAATCTGTTACCAGAGGAACTATTGATGATTTCCAAGTCGTAGAATCTGGAAGTGGATATAAAGTTGGTGATAGTTTAGTATTTGATAACACAAATACTTCAGGTGGTGGTGCCGCAGCAATTGTCAGAACCATCACTGGTAAAACAGTTTCGAGTGTTAACACAACTGTTGAAACAGATACTGGTGTAGTTTTCGTTAGAAATAGCGATAAAGAAGTTGCAGGTTACATTGGCACATCTCATAATTTTGTTAATAATGACAATATTGTAATCTCTGGTCTTTCTTCATCAATTTTTGGACTTACAAAATCACATAAGATCGGTGTTTCTTCAGAGCAAGTAGTTCTTTATAATCAGATTGCTGCTAATGCAACTTCTGGTATTGTAACTGATATTTACGTTTCATCCGTTCCATCTTCTGTTTCTGTTGGAAGTAGCATTGGAATCGGAACTGAAAGATTTAAAGTTCTTGATGTCTTGGGTGAAAGAGGCATTTTAAGAGTTAAGAGAGGTGTTGCTGGTGCAGCACACACGATTTCAACTCCCGTCTTCACTGTTCCTCAGTTTTTCACTATTCCAGTAAAAACAAAATTCTTTGATTCTAAAGTAAATGATGTAAGATTCTTCAATCCAACAGAAGCAGTTGGTGTTGGAACAATCGTTGGTATTTCTTCACTGAATACAATTACTGTTGGTGAACTCTCTGATACAGTATCTGTTCCTGCGAAGAACATATATCTTCCCGGACATAACTTTAAAACAAATCAAAAAGTTCTTTTTACAAAACCATCGGCAGCAAATGCAATCTCTGTTGGTTTAGGAACTACAGCATGGGTTGGTGGTTCAGCTTTGAGTTTACCTGCTTCTGGAGATACACAGGAAGTCTTCATTGTTGCTAAATCAAAAGACTATATTGGCATTGCACTGACTGCAAATACTGATCCAATCTTCTTTGTTAATAATGGAAGTGATAATTTTGAATATAAATTAGAATCCAGATTTGCTCAGATCACTGGTAAGGCACAGAAGATTACATCACATGTCGCAGTTTCTACTGCACATGGTCTTTCGAATGGGGATAAAGTTACTTTCGATTTAGATTCTGATAAATCAATTGGTGTTGGTAACTCCACACAAGTTGTTGTTAGATATAACTCTGAAAAAGATAAGGTCTTAATCAATCCAATCGGATTCAATTCAACTTCAGTTAGCACCAGTGCAAATACAATTTCTCTTGCAGATCATGGTTTAGTCACTGGTGATAAAGTATTCTATGAATCAAATGAGGTAATTACTGGTCTCTCTACCGGATCTTTCTTTGTATATCGTGTTGATGATGATACCATTCAACTGACTGAGACATTAATTGATGCAAGACAAAATATTCCAGTTACTGTAAGTCTTGGATCTACTGGTGGTTCTGATCAAAAACTTTCAAGAATCAATCCCGAACTTAAAGTTGTTCGTGATAATGATCTTGTATTTAATGTGTCCGATAGCACTTTGAGCGGATATGAGTTTAAATTATACTTTGATGAGAACTTTAATAATGATTTTGTTTCAACCGGAACTACGAGCACCTTTGTTACGGTTGGTATGGGAACAGTTGGTGTTGGAACAACATCGGTGTTCAGATTAAATTATTCTGAGCATAATCCAGAATCATTATTCTACACTATAGAAAAGTCCGGATTTATTAGTACATCTGATGTAGATGTTGTTAATAGATCCAGAGTAACCTATGTTGACAGTACATATAACGGAACGTTTGATGTATTTGGCGTTGGGACTACAAGTTTCAATGTATCGTTGAGAGGTGTACCAGAATCTCTCTCTTATACAGCAACTAATACTTCTACATTAAAATATACCACAAATTCAACCACTGCTGATGGTGGAGTAGAAAAACTTACGATCACGTCTCCTGGACTTGGTTATAAGCAAATACCTGGAATTACTAGCGTTACTTCTGCAAATGGTGTTAATGCTAAGATATTAGCAACATCTAAGACTATCAACCAAATTGATGATGTCAGAATTTTAGATCCAGGATTCGAATATCCCTCAGATAAGACTCTCAGACCTGAAGCACAAATATCACCCACAATTACTACAATTGACTCTGATGTAATCAAGTCCATTGAAGTTCTTAGTGGTGGTAGAAATTACACCACAAAACCTGATGTTGTAGTTGTTAATCCAGAAACTGGATTATTGACAGATCAAGGTGTGCTTGAAGTGGAACTCGTAGGAACTTCAATTGATTCCGTAAAAGTTGAAGCATCTCCAAAAGGACTATCTGCAATTGAGCAAAATATTAGAACAATAAACAATAGCAATGGAATTGCAATTAGTTCTATCGTTGGTATGTCAACTATCAATACTACCGGTATTGTAACTTGTACATTGGTAACTCCAATCTCAGGATTCACAACTTCTGTATTTGAAGTTGGAGAAAGAATATTTGTTGAAGGTATTGAAAGAATTGATAATTTAGGAACTGGATATAACTCTCCAGATAATGGATTTGAATTCTACACTGTCAGCAGTTATGCCAATTCAAATCCAGCTGTAGTTGAATTTAACCTCACTGGAATAACAACTAATCCTGGTGTCGCAAAGACTTCACAAAATTCTTATGCATCTATAGTCAAATTTGCCGACTATCCACAATTTAAGACAATTCAAGGATCTTCCGAATTCAAAATTGGAGAAAGACTTGCAGTTCTTGTCAATAACAACTATATCTTAACTGATCTTGTAGTCACTGTTAGTGATGATGAATTCATTAAAGTTCAAGGTCTGTATGACATTTTTGTTGGCGATAAGATTAAGGGTGAAATTAGTGGAACCATAGCAACACTCAATACAATAACTGCAAATACTGGAAGATTTGATATTGACTTCTCTCTGAAGACTAATAGAGGATGGAGTGATTCTGTTGGAAAATTAGATGTTGACCACCAGGTTCTTCCTGATAATGATTACTATCAAAATCTTTCTTATACTATTCAAAGTCCAGTAACATTTGATAATCTGGTTGATCCTGTAAACAGATTACTTCATACCAGTGGTCTTAAGAACTTTGCTGACACTGGAATAACTTCAACTGCTAAGTCTGGTATCTCTACATCATCTGTGATGATATTAGCTAGAGATCTTATCACTGATAAGAGAGTTGATACAATTAACAATTTTGATCTTGCTGTTGATACAGATACTGCTGCCAATAACACTAAATCTAAGTTTATAAGATTTAAGAATAAGAAACTTGCTAGTTATATTGAGTGTAGAACTAATAGAGTTCTACAGATTGACGATATTAGTAATGAGTTCTCAAATAATAATGCGACTCTTAACGGCACTGTTTCGGTTCCTGTAAGTGAAGATTTTGCCAGATTCTTCGTTCAGTCTAGAAATCCAGCAAATAATGAAATTCAGGTAAATGAGGTAATCGTATTCAAAGATTCCACAGATACATTTACATTTGAAAAATTTAATCTCAATACTTCAGCGGCAAAAATTGTAGATATCTCTGCATCCACAGATACCAATAACAATACATCATTGGTCTTCACACCAACGGATATATTTAATGATGATTTGGATATCAAGGTTTATAAAAATTCCTTCAATACTGATTTGGTTGGAATTAATACAAATACAATTGGTTTTGTTAGTCTTGTTGGTTCAAATGCAGTAGTTTCTTCTGGAACAACTGTAAGCATCGTTTCTAGTTCTTCCAACAAAACCGACGCATTCTATGCTGCATTAGAAGTTACAGATACGGTAACTGATGAAAAGAACTATGTTGATGTCTATGTAACTCATGATGGAACGGATTCATACTTTACAGATGCATATGTTGATAGTGCAATTCATCCCAATTTCTCATCAAACTTTATTGGAACAATCACTTCTAATTTGAATTCTGGTGTACTTTCTCTGAATTTTGAAAATGATACTAATAATTCGGTTCTGGTAAGATCTAGAACAGTTGGATTTGGAACAACTGCTGCTGGAATTGGAACTCATAGATTTAAGGATGCTGATCAAGTTGCTGGATCAGAAAGATCACTCATTTTGGAGGCAGATTTTAGTAATGTAAGTTCCGCTTCTACTATTGTTGGATTCTCTTCTGAAACTGTTAGCACAATCAATAGTTTTGTTAGAGTGTCTGCTGGTGATACCAGTTCTCTTCATAGAGTAGTTGTCACTCATGATGATACATCTACACATATTACACAATTCCCATATCTATCGATTGGAAGCACATCTGGAATAGGAACCTTTACATCCGAATATCATAATTCCAACTTGAATTTGGTATTTAATCCCGATTCAAACTTCTCTGGAAATATTCAAGTACAAGCATATAGTGAAGTTCTTTACAAAGATATTGACCTCTTTAATGTTCCCCCCAACTTACAATATGGAACGGTTAAAGAGTCTGTAGAAGTTGCACAATATAATGCAATCAATGGTAACAGATCAAATAAAACTGCATTTGATTTGAAGCACGATGGAGTTCCTATTTTTGCAAAAACATTTGCACCAACCAATACTACAACATTAAATGCAGCGACTGGAGTGTTCACTATCACTGATCACTTCTTCAAGACCGGTGAAAAGTTAAAGTATACTCCTGAGAGCACTTTTGTTGGTGTTGCAGCTACTGCAATGACAACTGCCCATAATACAAATCTACCAACAGATGTATTTGCAATTCGTTTGACGAAGGATACCTTCAAGTTGGCAACTTCAGTATCAAATGCTAACGCAGGAACTGCTGTGACGTTTGCATCACTTGGAGCAGGTAACGCTCACAAGTTGGAAATGGATAAGAAACTTGAAAAGAGTGTTGTTGTTCTTGATGGTTTAATTCAATCTCCTTTAGCATTTACACCTCTTACTCTCACAGTTTCTAATAATGTTGGTGGACAAATATCCTCTACAGCATCAGTATTCAGTGTTTCTGGAATTTCTTCTATTCAACCCACCGACGTTCTGAAAATTGGAAATGAATTCTTACATGTAACTAATGTTGGTTTGGGAACGACTTCTGTAGGACCTATTTCTGGATCGGGTTCAATTAATCTGATTCAAACAAAGAGAGCATTTGTTGGAACTTCTGCAACATCTTATGCTGACGGAACTACAATTAGAAAGTTTGCTGGTTCATTTAATATCGTTGGAAGCAAAATTCACTTCACAGATGCACCTAGAGGTACAAATAATACAACTAAGAATATTTCAAATAGAGATTTCCCAAGATCCGACTTTAGTGGAAGAGTTTATCTCCGCAACGATTATTCCGATAATAGAATATTTGATGATATTTCGGACCAATTTACTGGAATCGGAACAAACTTTAATGTAAGTGTTGCTGGTGTTAACACCACTGGAATTGATACTGGAAGTTCAATTGTTCTTATTAATGGTATTTTCCAAAAACCAACCACTGCTAATAATGCTGACAATAATTATGAATTTGCAGAAAGTGGTGGTGCAACAGATATTGTCTTTACAGGAATTACGTCCACTGACGGAACTAAGATTGTTAGCACAACAGATGCAAACTTAAATCAACTTCCAAGAGGTGGTATGACAGTTTCCTTCGGTTCTACCGGAGGTTTAGGTATTGCACCTTTGGTTGGTGCTGCAATTACAGCAACACTTAATGGTTCTGGTGCAATTACAGGCATAACCACTGCAATTCCTACAGGATCCTTTGGTTCTGGTTATAGAGGTTCTGTTTCAATCGGAATTACTGATTCTGCTCATACCGGAACCGCTGCTAATGTCACTGCCACTGTCGGTGCTGGTGGAACGTTGTCCTTTAACGTTGTTTCTGGTGGATCTGGTTATGTAAATCCAATATTTGAAATACCCGAACCATCTTACACAAATCTTGAGGTTGTTGGTGTTTCTAGACTTGGTATTGGTGCAACTACAGATACTGGCAATGGACTTCTCGTCAGTGTTGATGTTGGTGCAAGTTCCACAACTGGAATTGGTTCTACATTATTTACAGTGACCTCATTCAAGATTGATAGACCTGGATTCGGTTTTAAAGTTGGTGATGTTATTAAACCCGTTGGTCTTGTAACTGATAGAAGTGTTCCAAATCTGGTTGATGATTTTGAATTAACAATCACTGATGTATTTACTGATAAGTTTGCTTCTTGGGATTTTGGTGAGTTTGATTACATCGATCCAATCACCAATCTTCAAAATGGCACTAGAACGAGATTCCCATTGAAATTAAATGGAAATCTGTTGAGTTTTGAAATTGACAGAAACAGTGCAGATTCATCTTTGATTGATATGCAATCATTACTCCTTATCTTTATCAACGGAGTAATTCAGGTTCCTGGTGAGGCATATACATTTGATGGTGGTGCAACATTTGCCTTTACTACTGCACCAGATCCTGAAGATGAAGTTTCCATCTTCTTCTATAAAGGAACAAGTGGAACAGATAGTGTAGTTGTTGATGTAACACCATCTGTAAAATCTGGAGATGATGTTCGACTGATGAACAATAGCAGAATATCATCGACTCTGGCACAAGAGAAGAGAGTAATTGCTGGTATTACTACTTCCGACACATTTGAAACTGATATCTACACGCTTCAAGGAATTGATGATGTAAACTTCAGACCTTTGAATTGGACCAAGCAAAAGGTTGATAAGAAAATTGCTGGTGAGGTTGTATCTAAATCTAGAGATTCAATAGAATCTCTTGTTTTCCCAACTGCCAGAATTATTGCTGATGTTTCAACGACTGATAATGAAATATTTGTTGACGATGCATCATTCTTCAATTATGAGGAAGATAACTCTAGTGTTGTAATCAACAGTGTTGGTGCTCTTATCATAGATAGAACAGAACCTACAAGCGCAACGTTTACTGCTGTAGTTTCTGCTGCCGGAACAGTTTCTTCCGTTACTGTTAATTCTGGTGGAACCGGATATGTTGGATCAACGACTTCCCTTTCCATTAGTCAACCCACTGCATACACTGGAGTTGGATTGACTGTTGGAGTAGGAACTACTGCAAGAGCATTAGCCACTGCAACCATTTCTAATGGGTCAATCACTGCTGTGACAATCACACGACCTGGATTTGGTTATACAACGACTAACGTTCCTCTTGTTATTGCACCTTTCCCCGAACCAATTGAAGAGTCCTTAACAAATATAAACGGTGTTCAAGGATTCTCTGGAATTGTTACTGGTATTACAACCACAACAATTGGTGTAAGCACACTCGGAATGAGAATTGGGCTTGAAAAAGAAAGTGGAAACTTCAATGATCTTGTTGTTGGTCATCCAATTTACGTTTATGACACAACTATCGGCACAGGTGTTACTTCACTCAACTTAAGTGGAAATGACAATGATGCCGTTGGAATTGGATCTACATTTATTGATAATGTTTACATGATTAAGTCCATCACAAGAAATGGGCATAAAGCAGAAATCGTTGCAAACATTCACTCCGCGACAACTAATATTGGAATCGGAACAACCGGAAATAATATTGGTAAGTTCTCTTGGGGTAGATTGTTTAATTCTGGAGGATTGACCAGAAATAACCCAATTTCGATTGGAGTTACCGGAAATCATATTTCTGGACTGAGCACATTCCCAACAATTCAAAGAAGGGGATTTGGAATTAGAAACACTGGTGCGCTCAGAAAACAATTAGAATAATTCTAACCACTATAAATATAGAAAAAAGCTAGTAATATGGCTGCCATTGTAACAGATCAATTTAGAATTCTTAACGCGACTAATTTTGTTGACACGATTAGTGATTCGACGAATTCTTATTATGTTTCTTTAAGTCTGCCTAATCCGACCAATGTTGGATTTGGTAGAACTTCTAATTGGGATACAAACACTCCCAATCCAGTCGATAATGTCAACAACATTAATCACATCGGTGATACTACAATTTTTGGTAAGCGTGTAACTGGCGTTAATGTTAGGAGATTGATTAGGAGAGTCAACTGGACTCAAGGTACACGATATGAAATGTATCGTCATGATTATAGCGTCAATTCTCCTTCTCCGGTAACACAATCTTCCAGATTGTATGACTCAAATTACTATGTAATGAATAGTAATTTCAATGTATACATTTGCATTGATAATGCATCTTCAGGAATTAACACAACTGGAAATGCATCTCAGGATGAACCAACTTTTACCGATTTAGAACCATCTAAGGCAGGAGAAAGTGGTGATGGGTATATCTGGAAATATCTGTTTACGGTAGCACCTAGTGATATCATTAAATTTGACTCTACTGACTATATTGCTGTCCCAAATGATTGGGCAACAACAACCGATGCCTTAATTCAGTCGGTTAGAGAGAATGGTGATTCTGAAGTTAATAATAACCAAATTAAAAAAGTATACATTGATCAACAAGGTGCCGGATATGCTGGCGGTTTAGGTCAAGAATTTAGCATACTTGGTGATGGAAGTGGAGGAAAAGTTGTTATTGATGTTGTAAGTGGAAAAATCACGAATGCTGTTGTATCTTCCGGTGGAAAAGGATACACATACGGAATTGTTGATTTGGGATCCATCAATCAAAACATCTCCACTCCTGCAAAACTAATCCCAATCATTCCTCCTGCAAAAGGTCATGGAAATGATCTTTATTCTGAGTTGGGAACTGATAGGGTACTAGTTTACGCTAGATTTGATGATTCCACAAAAGATTTTCCAATTGATACAAAGTTTGCACAGATTGACTTAGTTAAGAATCCAACTTCTATTGGATCTACATCAATATTCTTGGGTAGTCAGTATTCTTCATTGAATTCATTCAAATTCTCTTCTACTACAGGAACACCTGCCATTGGTGAGAAAATATCACAAACGACAGGAAGTGGTGTAGCAGTTGGATATGTTGCATCATTTGATTCTGAAACAAAAGTGATGAAGTATTTCCAAGATAGATCACTTTACTTCAATCAAACAACTGCAGACCAAACAGATTATATCGGAATTTCTACATCTGGTAGAGTCTTAGCATTTGAATCATCTGCAAGTCAGGTTTCCGCACCTAGTGGATTTACTGGATCAATTGATACAAACTTCAGTGCTGGGATTACAACTGTAAATAACAAGAGTATTAGTCTCGGTGTTGAGTTTACAAACGGACTTGCCACTCCTGAGATAAATAAAGGGTCAGGCGAAGTTATCTATGTAGACAATAGAGCTACTATAACTAGGAACTCTAGACAAAAAGAAGACGTTAAAATTATCCTGGAATTCTAAAAAATGCCTCAGAAGACTAATCTAAATATCAATCCTTATTATGATGACTTTGATAAGGAGAATAATTACTACAGGGTATTATTCCAACCCGGTAGACCTGTTCAGGCTAGAGAACTAACGACTCTTCAATCGATTCTACAAGATCAGATAGAATCTTTCGGTAGTCATATGTTCAAAGAGGGATCAATGGTGATTCCTGGAAACTTTGCATATGATTTTGAATACTATTCAATTAAACTGGATTCTGTTCATTTGGGTGTTCCAGTAACACTTTATATTGATAATTTGAAGGGGAAGATATTAAGAGGACAAAACAGCGGTGTAAAGTTAAGAGTAGATAATTATGCATTGCCTTCGAGTTCATCTGACATTACAGATGTAACTCTGTTCGTTAAATATATTGATTCTGGAGATAATAAAGAAATTTCATTCTTAGATGATGGTGAAAACCTGATTACTGAAGAATCTTTTGTATATGGAAATACTCCAATAAATGCTGGAGACACTGTTGTTAACTTGATTGATAGTGAAGCATCACACATTGGTTCTTCATTGTCCATCAATAATGGTGTATTTTTCATCAGAGGTTCTTTCGTTAACGTTAGTGCCGATAGAATTGTATTAGACCCATATTCCAATCAACCTTCTTATAGAGTTGGTTTAGATGTTAATGAGCAGATTGTAACTGCAAACGATGACGATTCTTTGTATGATAATGCAAGAGGATTTTCTAACTATGCTGCTCCTGGTGCAGATAGATTAAAAATTTCTACATTACTTACTAAAAAACCACTTAGTGATTATAACGATAAGAACTTTATTGAGTTAATCAGATTTGATAATGGTGAAGTTAGGAAGATTCAAAATAAGACTCAATATTCTTTAATTAAGAATTATTTTGCAAAGAGAACCTATGAGGAATCTGGAAACTATTCCATAGGTAATTTTAAGATTGAGGCAGCAAATTCCCTCAATGATGGTCTATCAAACGAAGGTCTTTTCTTATCGACAGAAGTTACGGATATTGGAAACACTCCTTCTGACGACTTGATGTGCCTTAAGGTTTCTCCTGGCAAGGCATACGTTAGAGGTTATGATGTAGAAGCAGCAAATACAACTATTATAGATGTTACAAAACCCAGAGATAAAGAAAGTATTGATTCTGCATTAGTACCATTCACTCTTGGCAGTCTTGTAAAGGTTAATAGGGTATTTGGTACTCCCAAAATTGACATCAACACATCAACTAACATTGTTAGTCTCAGAAATCAAAGGAGAGATGCTTCTACAACTAATGCTGGTAATGGTACAGAAATTGGCAGAGCTAGAGCATATTCCTTCCAAGTAACAGATGCATCATATTCCGGAGATGCAACTGAATGGGATTTGTACTTGTATGATATTCAAACTCATACTCAACTTTTAATTAATAGTGCAGTATCAAATACAGAACTTCCTACAACGTGTTTCGTTGAAGGTTTAAGTAGTGGTGCCACTGGTTTTGCAGTTTCTTCTGGTGGAAATAGCACGACAATTACTTTAAGTGATACTTCCGGAACATTTATTGCAGGTGAAGAACTTAGATTTGGTACAGGAGTTACTAGATCAGTCAGAACGGTAACAGCGTTCTCCTTTGAAGAAGTTAAATCTGTCTATCAGGATGCATCTGCTTTAGGTCTTCAAACTGACTTTACTGCTGACGTTGTTCTAAAACCAGTAAAAATTAAAGAATTAGGTCTTGGAGATGAGGCTAATGTTAATGGATCTAGTATATTAACTTGTGCTGGTAAAACATTTGGATCGTTAAAAGTTAACGATATAATTATGGTTAATCTGGCAGCAGATGTAGGAGGACCAAGATTTAATCGAGTATCTGCTATCTCTACAGATTTAACGCAAGTAACATTAGCAGCAGTTCCAGCCGTAACTGGTGTTTGTGTTGGAACTGCGATGGCATCAACAACACCGACTGGTATTCATGTTGCAAGACCTGCAATTGTTAATAATGAAGAGTCTGGTCTCTATGCAAGCATAGATCAAGAAAATATTTCCGATGTTTCTCTTGCTAATGCCGATCTGAGCATCAAGTCTCAGATGACATCATTGTCTACTAATGCTGTCGGTACTATGACCGTACAGGTTGTGGATGTTGTTGGAGTAACCACAGCGTTCTTTGAACCCTTTGATGCAGAAAGATATTCTGTTCACTATTCTGATGGATCAATTGAAGATTTAACATCAGACCAGTTTACACTGTCTAATAATTCTACTACAGCAACTATCACTGGACTTACAGCGTCTCAATCTAATGTCGTTCTGAACGTTACTGCTAGAAAGAATTCAGTACAAAGTAAAGCAAAAGAATATTTAAGAAGTCAAAAAATTCAAATTGATAAGTGTGTTTCTGCAGCATCTACTGTAAATGGTCTTACTCAAAACAACCACTTTGGATTAAGAGTTGATGATGCTGTAATTTCGCTGAATACTGCAGAAGTTGCAAATGTCGTCGGCGTCTTTGAATCCGTAACCACATCTGCCCCCGTTTTAGATAGATTAACTTTTGTCAGTGGATTAGGTCTTGATACCAATTCTATTCTTGGAGAAAGGATTGTTGCATCTGGCAGTGGTGCTATTGCTCAAATTACAGATAGAGTATCCGCAACTGTTGTTGAAATTGCATATCTTACTCAAGATAGATTTATCATCGGAGAATCTGTAACTTTTGAAGAATCAAATATTACAACTAACCTTCAAAATATTACAGAAGGTAGTTATTTAAATATTACGACTAACTTCAGACTCAATAGAGGTGAAAAAGAACAATACTCTGATTATTCTAGAATTGAGAGAGTTGACCTAGACCAAGTACCTTCTAGAAGACTGACTGTAGTATTTGACAAGTTTGCAGTTCCTGCAGGAGATTCTGGAGACATCTTTACTGTAGAATCTTATGATGAAGAAAGATTTGGAAAGGATGTTCCCCTTTTGAGAGGAGGAACTTTAAGAGCAACAGATACTTTAGACTTTAGACCTGTAGTATCTGACTTTACAGCAACAAATACCTCACCGTTTGCTTTTGCGTCTAGAGATTTTAGTTCTACTTTAAATCCAGCACTGATTGTTGCTCCCGAAGAAAGTTCTGAAATTGGTTATAGTTTCTATCTTCCTAGAATCGATACGTTAGTATTGGAAACTATGAAGTTGGATGAGTTTAATACTACGGTTCCCATATTTAAACTGAACAAAGGTATTTCTTCGCTGACACCAGAGGCACCTGAAAATCCAGAAAGTGGTATGCTTTTGGCAACCATTTCTCTTCCTCCTTATCTGTACGATCCTAGTGATGCAGAGATCGTAGCAGTTGATAATAGAAGATTTACCATGAGAGACATTGGTAAATTGGAAGATAGAATTGAAAATCTTGAGACATTAACGTCACTTTCTTTACTTGAACTTGATACAAAAACTTTCCAAGTTCAAGATGCCGATGGTCTTTCTAGATTTAAGTCTGGATTCTTCGTTGACGACTTTAAGAATGTCAGTTTCTTAGACATCAGTAATCCTGAATGTAGATGTGATATTGATAGCACAAATCAAACATTGATTGCGGCATCGGACATCTATTCGATGAAGCCTGAGTTAGCATTAGAACCTTCAATCAATACAGACACTGCAGACTTTAGTTCTGATTTACAACTGTTAGATTCAAACATCAGAAAAACTGGTGATCTTATAACTCTAAACTATACAGAAAAAGAATTCTTAAATCAACCTCTTGCATCTAGAGTATCAAACGTTAACCCATTTAATATTATTGTATTCAATGGTAGAATTCAACTCAATCCAAACTCTGATAACTGGACACGTAATGTTGTTCTTCCTGGAAGAGAAAGAACTGTTTTTGGTGATAGAGAAGATACCTTCACTACAGAAGTTAGAGTAAGTAGTGAACCTGATACACATATTCGTTCCAGAAACGTAGGTTTTGATGCTAGTGGCATGAAACCTAATACAAGATTCTATCCTTTCTTTGATAGTGTCAGCGGTATTGATATTGTACCTAAGTTGTTAGAAATCTCTATGACATCTGGAGTTTTCACAATTGCAGAAACTGTTGATGCATTTGATGGAAGTGACAGATTAATGTCTGCAAGAATATGTCAACCGAATCATAAAGGTGGAAATATCTCTACTCCAACTTCAACGTTTGGTGCAAATCCATATGATACCAATGTAAATCTTGCAACTACATATTCTGCATCTTCTACAGTTCTTAATATTGATATCAACTCTCTTGCAGAAGAGGCTCAAGGAAGATTCTCTGGTTATGTGAGAAATGGAATTACTCTTGTTGGTCGTACAAGCGGAGCAGTTGCTACGGTAGCAAATATTAGATTGATTACTGATTCTGTAGGTGATGTATTTGGATCATTCTTCTTCAGAGATCCTCTGGCGTCTCCTCCACCACCACTCAGATTTAGAAATGGAACAAGAACCTTTAGATTAACTAATAGTTCCACAAATGCTATACCTACAACTGGAGATTCTGGTAGTAGTTCTGCAGAAAATACATACACCACCAGTGGAGTCATTGATACTGTTCGTCAATCTACAGTTGTAGTTAGAAGACCACCCCCACCACCACGACCCATTGTTAATTTTATTACTAATATTACACAAAATATTACTAATATTACCAATGTAATCAGACCTCCTGCTCCTGTTAGAAGAGGTGATCCTCTTGCACAATCATTCACAGTTGAAGGAACTGGAGTATTTGTATCTTCTGTAGATCTGTTCTTCAAAGATAAAGATCCTAAGGAGAAACTGACTGTAGAATTGAGAACTATGGAGTTGGGAACTCCTACTGATCTTCTTATCCAAGATTTTGCTACCGTCACATTAGATCCATCTGAAGTAAGCATCTCTGAAGATGCATCTGCACCAACTAGAGTTACCTTCCCATCACCAATATATTTGGAACCAGAGAATGAATATGCTCTCTGCTTATTGTCAACTGCTTCAAATAGGTATGAAGCATGGGTAGGAAGAATGGGTGAAAAAACCATTACTACTCAGACACTTCCAGATTCTGAGAGTGTTCTTATCTCTCAACAGTATCTTGGTGGTAGTTTGTTCAAGTCTCAGAATGGAACTATTTGGACACCAAGTCAGTTTGAAGATTTAAAATTCACACTCTACAGATGTGATTTTGCAGAAAATACTTCTGGAGATTTGTTCTTCTACAATCCCGATCTGAACTATGAAAGCAGTCAAGTTCAAACTCTCTTACCCAACGCGATAAGATCTCTTCCAAGAAAACTGAAAGTTGGTATTACAACCGTTACCAATGCTAATTTGATTACTCAACTTTCTAAAGGTACTAAAGTGAGTGAAGGAACTCAACCTGGTCCTTTTGGATTCATTGAGAACACCGGAGGAAATGCTGCTTCAATCACTCTTGCAAACGCTGGTATTGGATATTCCAACGGAACATTCACTGGTGTACCTCTTTATAATATTACAGGAAACGGATCTGGTGCTACTGCCTCTGTCACGGTTTCTGGTGGTGTTGTTTCTTCAGTTTCTGTCGCATCAACCGGAAACGGTTATGTTAAAGGAGATCTTCTTGGAATCACAACTTCAAACGTTGTTAAAGGTGCAGGTGCAGAACTTACTGTTAACACCATTTTTGGTCGTGATACCTTGTATCTCACTAACGTTCAAGGTGAACAGTTTACAGACGGTCAAGATTTAGTCATCTACAACGGAAATACTCCAACAGGACTTGCCAATACGGACATTAGAGGTAATTCTACCGTAATTAATGATCTGTTCACTGGTAACGTTCTTGAAGTTGAACAGTATAATCATGGAATGCAGGCAGACACTAACATTGTTGAACTGTCTAATATTAGACCCACTACGGAACCAATTCAGTTAACGGCAGAACTTGGAATGACAGATTCCACAATCTCTGTTGCTAACACGACACCATTTGCAACGTTTGAAGGTATTACAACTTCAACTGGATACGTCCAAATCAACAATGAAGTTATCTTCTACGATAGCATTGGATCTGGCACTCTGGGTATTGGGGAAAGAGGTGTTGATAGTTCATTAACTAGACCTCATGCAGACGGTAGTCTTGCTTACAAGTATGAGTTCAACGGTATGTCCCTTACCGGAATCAATACACATCA